ACCGCGAAGCAGAGTCGAATGACTCGCTCCCACGATTCACCGAAGTGAAGCATCCGCTCTCTCACCTTGGCGACAAGTCCGGCTTCCGCCGAGATGATTGCCTCACCAGATGGGGCGGTGGTCGTGTTGACCAGGAAGTAATGACTGGGGACCCTCGAAACAGTTGCGAGGTGCTGGACGAGCATGTCAACCAGGTCCACGTAATTGGACAGGTCAGCGGCAGCGAAAGAGCCAAACTTGGCGGCCGGGTCTTCGGCCTGCAAGAGCTTGTCCTGACCCACGTTGTACGGCTCGACGGGGTTGCCGTTGGCGTCTTCCTGGATCTCCAGGCCAGTGACAAAGCGCTGGGGGAAGGCGGCGAACTCGGACGCGGTAAGGGCGTCCATGGTCGTCTTGTTGATCGCATCCTGAATGGGGATGCAGTTGACCAGTTCAGAAACCGGCTCCATGCCGAGTCGAGAGCGGTTCTCAAAGGGAACGACCGGAACCATCTTCAGAGGGTTGGGGCTCTTCACGCCCTGGTCCCACTCGGTAGTTCCGTAGGCCACCTCGTAGACGTAGTCCTCAGTCCAGAGGGTGACCTGTTGCCGGCCCCATGCGTCCATCTCGAAGCGGGCCGCGGCCTCCAGCTCCCACAGAGAGCCGGCCTTGTAGGAGACAGCCATACGAGAGCTGGGAACGGGGGTGATGGTCGGCTCGCCCTTGGCGTCCGCCCACACGACGACGTAGGCCACGCCTGTGATCAGGGCTTCGAGGTGTACCGACGACGAGTAGGAGTCCATGCTCGACCGCTGCCAGAACTCGCGTGCTTCCTTGCCGTCGTCCGCTCCGGAGATCCGGAAGGAATCAACGTGAAGCCGCTCGTTCGTGGAGTCGACGATCGTGCCGCAGAAGTTGTCGCGCCACTGCTCGAAGACAGATGCGAAAGCCGCCTTGTACTTCATCTGCGAAAAGGCGAGCTTCTGCTGATCACCCTCGTAGTACTTCGAGTACTTCAGAGAGTCATGAAGCGGGCCCGGAACTCTCCCGTACAGGTACATGAGCCACTGATCAGGAGTTTCCGGCTTACCTATGAATGCCGTGTGGCTTCCAGGGGGGACAATCATAGGCGGGCCTCCTTTTAGAAGCCCACGACACGTGACCTTCTTAGCTTCATTCGTCCATCAGCGATGGCATCTGCTCTGGCCTCCATGGCGATTACGGCGCACACTGCGAGGTCGATTTTGCGCTTCGAGCGCGGGGAATCTTTCTGAATGAGAAGGCCCTGAGGGACTTCTCTGGTAACTGCATTGAGAACGTGGCGGGTCAGGCGAGGATCACCGTCGTGCTTGAGGTCGCCCACCATTGCGGCAGTGCGGAAACGCTCGACGGCCTGAACCATCCGAGTAGGTTTGTTGGTCCAGAACTCGAATACGGTGTCATCGCCATGCGTGATGGACCATCGCCCAATGGCTTCCTGCCAGTAAGGCGGGTCGGCATACATCCACGCCACGCGGTACGTCTCAAAGGCCCGGTGAACCGCAGCCTCTACCGCGAGAACATCAACTTCCCATTCGTCATGGGCGTGTTCTGGACGTTCCCAAACACCAATGACAAACAGTTTGGCGTCTCGGAGTCGGACGCCCACAATCCCTGTCGCGTCTCCGCGGATAGATCCATCGAACCCAAGGGCTATCTGATCGCCAGGCTTGACGGGGTCCTGGTCGTCCTCGCGGGCATCCCACTCGGGCTTAGACATCCAACCGTCCGAGGACTCTGCAATGCGGTTGCAGAAGAAGCGGAGGTACGTGGAGTCAGGAGTAGTGCGGTCGAAGAGGATCGTTCGAGTCAGGCCGTTAATGTCGGCCCACGAGGAATCGCCGTACGCCTCTATGAGGGCCTGGCGGACCTTGTCCTCATCCCGCATCTCGTCGGGCTCGATAGAGCCTTCAATGCAGTCGTACAACCAAAAGCCCTGGGTGATCATGTCACTTTCGTGAATGACCTGGGCGACGCTATCCTCGTTCGGGTTGTAGGCGTTGGTCGTGGTTACCCAGCGGGAACCGGCCGCAGCCAACTTCTCAACGTTGCGTTTGAGGGTCTGGAAGAATTCCGGGCCGCCGTTGCTGCCTACCCAGTGGTGGACCTCGTCCATCAGGACGAAGGTCGGCCGGTTACCTTCATTGGTTCGGCCGGCAGTGGCCTTCGGCTTGATGGAGCCAGGCTTACCGCTCTTGAACTGGATGACGGCCTTGCCGATGTCGAGGCCGTATTCCTTCTCGGCAGGAGACTCGGACAGACAGCCACGGATGAACTCCATGGTCTGTTCGGTCTGCTCGTACGCCGTGGCACCGACCTGCACAGTGGGCAGGGCAACTGCCTTCACCACCGGAAGCCCGAAGGCGTTGAAGTGGGAGAAGCGGCAAGGGCCGATGAACTCAACGATCGCCAGAGTGGCGAGCAGTGGAGTCTTGCCCCACCCCTTTGCCCGGCGCAGAGTGCCGGCGCTGTACTTCCAGGTGCCATCAGGCTTGATCGCGTAGAACCACAGGACGTACCGAAGCTGTTCCTTGGTGAACTGCCAGGGCTCGCCCGCCCGGTCGCCGTCAGGCTGAACGATGTACTTGCTGCACCACCGGATGACCTCGTACCCCAAGGTCTCCTTGGGGGAGGGAACCCCCTCAGGCAGATTTCCTGTCTGCAAGGGCGTTCACCTCTATTCAGTCACTCAGGAGTCGGAACAGCTCCTCATCTAGGTCTGTGTTGGTTGGTTCAGCAGGGGCCGTCTCGTCGGCCTGGTCCTCGTTGTCCTCGAGAGACATGCGCAACCGGGCGCGGTCCTCGGTGGTGGCACCCCACTTGGCGACGCGTTGGCGGATCTCACCGGCCAACTTGACGTCTCCCTGGTAGAAGGCATCCACGAGCTTCACGGTGATCTCAAGCTCAGCCCAGTCGGTCTCAGCCCATGCACCGGCCTGCGGCGAGGTCGCCCACGTCCGCCAGAAGCGACGGGCGCCAGCACTCTTGATCCCGAGACCAGGTGGAAGGGCTCGGCCCTCAGTGGTCGAGGAACTGAGCGTCTGCGCGTGCTCGTGCTTGTTGCGCCGCTGGGCGTTTTCCTTCGGCTTCGGTCCGCGGGTCATCAGAGCCTCACCGCGCCCGGATCGATCCCGTAGAGGTCGCCCAGCTCCTCAAGCTCGAACAGGGCGTCCTGACGCCAGGACCGCTCAGCGGCCTTGCTTGGCCGGCGCTTCGGTGCCTCAGGCCCGCAGAAGTCGTAGGGGCAGTCAAAGCACCTGCCGTTGCACGCGGACATGGACACCTCCGAAAGGTGGGAGTGGGAAGGAATGAAAAACCCGCCCTCTGAGGGGCGGGCTGCTGTGTGCCAACTAGAGAGAGCCGCGTAGGTCCCGCTCGTAGCCAAGAGTGGCGAACCTGATCTCTGCCCTGGCGAAGCCCCTGAGGGCTTCCTTAGGGACTACTCCGCCGTGCTTGATCAGCAGTCTGAGGACTGCGTGGATGTTCTGGTGGCCTGTCGCACAGACCGCAATGCGGTTCTCTGCCACGTCCGGGCCACCCATGCCGCGAGGCCACACGTGATGCAGGTCCGTGCCGTACGGGATGGGTGCATGTGACCCGTGAACCTCACACGGGGCGTCGCCTGAGATGGTGGGTGAAGATGCCAAGGCGACTCCTCGCGCTCTGAGGGGGGTAGTAGGTGTGCCTGACCGGATTCGAACCGGCGTTGCCTCCCGGAAGGGGAGGAGTCCTAGGCCGCTAGACGACGGGCACCGCTCAGGGTTCGGGTTGCGCGACCGGTTCCCTGAGCCTGCGGGTGCGACCCGCATGGCGGGCTGGGCAGGACTCGAACCTGCAACGGGCGGCTTTGGAGACCGCTGCTCTCCCAGTTGAGCTACCAACCCAATGACGACCGGCCTTGAGCGGGTCAAGGTCCCTTGCGCGGTCGTCCGCTCCCAGACCTGGACTCGAACCAGGGACACACGGCTTAACAGGCCGCTGCTCTGCCGACTGAGCTATCGGGGAATGACCACGGCCAGACTGAAAACGTGCGCTGGACGAGACCCACGCGCAGAGGTTGTGAACCGTGGAGGCCGCCTTATGAGCGGCCCTCGTTGTACGTCTTGTGCTTGTGGCACGTCTTGCAGAGAACCCAGAGGTTGTCTGGCTCCCACGAGCCACCTCGGGCCACGGGAACGATGTGGTCAACCTCCAGCTCCTTATGCGATCCGCATTGCTGGCAGGTGAAGCGATCTCGAACAAGTATTCGAGAACGACGCTTCGACCAATCCCTCGGCCTCGAAGCATTTCGAGCAGATGTTCTATTCCAACTCTTCCGAGTCTGGTGGTTGAGGCACCTGCCATCCCTGGCCGAGGGGAGCAAACAGCCTGCGTTCAAGCAGATGCTTTTGGCTCTCGGCATGGGCTCTCCTGTGGTCTGTGGCCCCGGCCGGATACTGGTCTGGCGGCCGGGGCCATGCCCTGGATGCCTGGTCAGGAGCCTCGGCTCAACCGACGGATCAACAGGGAAATCTGGTACAGATGACTCAGTCTCTCAGTGCTTGAAAGTGTGACATCTAGTAGTTAGACAGGCTTAGTTAAGAAACTTTCAAACTCTCACTAGTCCTTCACAACTTGTACTTAACTCTGCTGTTCGCTCGCTCGTTTCACTCGCTCTCTCATTAAGGATGTCGGTGTCAAAGTCGTTGGCCTGGGACAGAGTTGACCCCAACTGAGAGCCAGGTCACACGTCACTGACTCAAGAGCCAGTCATCACAGAGTCAACCCCTAGCGGACTGGTTGACTGAAGGAACTTGATTTCGTGATGGCCCCTCGGTACCTTGGATGAAACTTCGAGAGGACCGCCCGACATGACCAAGCTGCCGGACAACGAGACCCTTAGACGTTTTTTCCGTGAAGGTCTGACCGATAAGGAAATCGCCCAGGCTTATGGCTGCTCGGTCCAGGCAGTGAATATGCGGTTTACTCAAATCGGGCTTGAGCGAAAGCCATTCGCTAATACGGCTGCTGCCATTCTTGAGGCTGCTTGGCCGCGGGATGAATTCGATCGGAGTAAGTTCAGTCGCTTCAACCGCGTACGCGACCTATCGACGTTCATACGGAGTCGCCTCGGTGATCCGACACTGACGGAAAGGCAGCTGCAACGGGCTGAACGCTTCACGACTCACCTTGAGCGGAACGGGCTCATCCTGACGCTTGACTGGAGTCAAGAGAACCCATGGGTGTACCTACCCAGGGAGCCGTCAGACGGCCGGCTGGTCATCCGCTGGCCCGAGGGGCGAGAGCTGCCCAAGGGTGCCCACCTGGAGGCGATCTCGCTCCCTCCCGTTCCGGCTGAGTCCGAGACGGGTACGGGGATAGGTGCCTGATTTCACTCTAAACCGGACATTCTAGAGCCTTCCGCGAAGCCACGTGGGGGGCTCTCTGTGTTTCCTTTGCCATCTCTTTGCCTTAGGTGCTACAACCAATTTCTGGGTCCACTTCCCGAGAAGTGGAGTATTGCCGTCACGCGATCAAGCTGTAAGGTGAAAGCAGGGGGGAAGGGCCTCTTCCGCTTACGGTTCTGCGACTCGCTCGGTGGACAGATGAACAAGACGCGCACGTGGCTGGGTGAGATTTCGTGGGGGCAGGAGGTCAAGCAAGATATCCAACACACCTGGGATGCTCAGACAGTTGAGGTGCGGGCGGACTACGACACCTTGGGGGTGCTGGTCCTCTACACACGGGGAGTGGTGGCTGACTGGGTGGATCTGATCATCTCGGATCTGTCCCTTGACTCACTCACCGGACCTCGGATTCACGAACTGGAACGTGAACTTGGGGCACGCGTCCGCTCGTTGGAGATCGCACGGGCCAGTTACGCACGTGGGCACGCCGAAATCCCTGGCAGTAGCGCATTCACGATCATCAGACTTAGCAACATAGGAGCCACACACGTTGAGTGTTGAGAATCAGCCGCGGTCGGTCTCGCAGACGGAGCAGTACGAGAAGTGCTCGTGGCGCTGGTACCTCCAGCGGGTAGAGCGCGTGCAGCCCAGACCGGCCGCGTGGAGCTTCCACGGGACGGCCTTCCACTCCGCCGCAGAGGCATGGGAGAGGTCGTCTCGTACGTTGGAGGCCGATGAGGTCACGGACCTCTTCCACGAGCAGTACACGGACATGGTGAACGAGGCCCTGGAGCTGGAGCCCAACACAGACAAGTGGCTCGCCGCAGGCCGCTACACGGGCGGCGAGGACATCGAGCGCCGCTACGTCCTGGGGATGGACCAGACGGCGGCCTACGTCGAGTGGAG